TTCATGTATTTCACAATGTGTATAGTGTTCTTGTGGATTCCATTTTGAAGAGTCAATACAAATCAAGGAAGTTTCCGTTTCGCTGGTATCAATATAATCAATGATTGCTTTGTTTTTTTCGACGAATTCAGTATCTTTGTCTGAAGAATCATAGAGGTCTTTCCATGTATAAAATTCGGTTGTTTTATAGGGGATTTTTTTTTGTTCAATTCCAGAAACAAGTTGTTCCCATTTTAAAGAGGGGTCGTATCGAGAGAAAGATAGCTTTTGTCCATCGGATTCTATATAAAAAATAGGTCGGGTTAATCTTCCGGCATCTGTATAAATAAAAATCGTATCTTGTTTGATATCAAATGAAACACTAATGTAAATTGGAATCAGACCATTTCGACGAAATAATTTCATTTTTTCCAATGCTTCCATTGGTTTTTTTACTGAACCCGCCCATGTTCCATTGACAAATACTTTGGTCATGGATGCCAACATTTCTATCGTGCAGTCCGCCAACAATCGCATATCCACATTGATTCTTAACCATTCAATTACCGGTTCTCTTGATTGTCCTTTTGTAATTGTTGTAAACAAAGAGAGATTTTTTTGAATACCAATATGTGCGCCATCGGGTGTATCTATAGGGTCCAAATATCCCCATTGTGTATTGTGTAGCAAACGAGGCCCAACAAGTTTCATGGAAGCATCAATTGGAACATTTGTTTTTCTCAAATGACTCATTGCCGAGTTGAACGAAAGACGATTGAGGTCTTGGACAATACCAACACGTTTTGTATGAGTCTGAGAACCCCAATTTCCTTTAAACGCTTTGTTGAATCCATCTTCCAAAATACGATTTTCATAAAAGATGGATTCATAGCGGTCGTTCACCAACGTACGTAAGTCTTTACCATACAGATTTTTATGGTAAGCTTTGTATTGTTCTTCAAACAAATGATGAATGATATTGATTTGTTTATTGTAATATTCACGAAACAGGTCGGAAATAAGTGAGCCTGTTGTCTCTATTCTTTTGTATTTAAAGTTGTCACGATTGGTTGGTGTTTCAGAACCTATTTTTACACATAATAGATGAAAAACCATATATCCCAAATAAAAGGCCTTTTCTTTGAAATTTAATTCACCAATATGGGGCAAAAAATAGTCAGCTAATATTTCCAATGTTTTTTCAAATGTTTTGTTTTTAATCAAAAGTTGAGAGATAAAATGAAGGGCTTGATTTTGACTATAGATATTACCCGCATCGTAGACAGAAGGTCGGAATAAGTCAATCATGTTTCCGTATTTATCCAAATCCAATAAACAGGTTGAAATAATCTCTTTGTCGGATAAAACACCCAAAGCACGAAAAACAATAAAGAGAGGAACAGGTTTTGTTATATTGGGTATATTGACAACTATGTTTTCAAATGAATATTTATTTGTTGACTTTTGAATTTGAACCGATAATGTACGAATAGGTTTGGATACATTTTCTGAAACAGAACGAATTTCAGCACTATAGCTATAATGGTCATCGGGTGATTCACGAATATACAAAATATTATCGGCGAATTTTTCTTGAGAGATAATGACCTTTTCTTTTCCGCCAATGATAAAATAACCGCCCTGTTCGTTGCGACACTCACCAAGAGAAAAACGGACTTCTCTCGGTAATTTATTCAAAATACAAAAATCAGACTGAACCATGATGGGAAATTTTCCTAAATAAATCATTGGTAATACTTGAAGAGGTTCTTGTATAATAAATTTATGGTATTTTCCGCTTTTTCCGGTCATCATTTGATATTTTTGTTCTCTCGTTTTTTCTTTTTTTTGGCGTTTTTCATCGTCATCTTCATCGACGTAGTCCTCGACATTGTTCTCGTCTTGTTCTCCAACATATTGTAAATACTCAATTTCAATATCGTAATGAATTGTCATTGAATAATTCATATCTCTTAAACGTGCTTCGTTGGGATACATATAATGAACGTTTCCATTGTCATTGATTGTTGGCTTACCAAAATAAATACGTTTTCCTGTTTTTCCTCCAAAGTAAAAATGACATTGGTTTGTATAAATATTGTTTACAGAATCATAATCGGAATAGAGAGACAATGGATTTTTATCTCGAAAGATTTGAAAAATACCATTTTGAAAAAAATCATTATAGGATTCGATATGATGTTTAACTAAATATTGGGGGTTTTCTTGAATATAGGATTCTATAATATTCCATATATTTTTGTCTTTTTCTGATGGATCCATAATTATATATACTTATAGATTTTCCTTTTTATCCTTTTATTCTTTTATCTTTTTGTCAAAGTTCTAGGATTCTCTCGAATATTGTTTTTTTTTAACATTATAGAGAATTCTATTGCTTTTACATAGTGAAATTTTTATTTTTTTATGGGGGAAGTTTTTTATTTTTGAAAGTTTGAGAGAAGTTGAGAGAACACAATTGGTAATGGATGTTTATCCAATGTATAATGATTGTTTGCTGAAAACCTTGTGTCCCTGAGCTGAGTTTGACCTATAAAATAAATATACAATAAATATTATTGAATGAATCTATCCATTTCTTTAGAGCCTATTTCTTCTATTGATGTATCTTTATCCGACATCTCTTATTTGCAATCGTATAATCCTATTTATTCTCTCTTTTCCGAAAGGGGGGATATTTCTCTCAATTTCATTGGATTGGACAATTTATTTGATATGATTGATTTAGAAACAATTCAAAACAAGAAAACGAGAGAAATTATTAAAAAACCCGTTTTTATAAAATATTCACCTCTTTTGGACCCTCTTCGCTATCTTTTGGGAAAATATGATGAATATGGAGACCAAATTTTAAAATTACCGAATGGTTCTGAATCGGGAAGTGAATTTACGAAGCTAACACAAATACATAATTCCTCTTATGTTGACTATTTTTTCTGTTATTTAAGCAGTCGATTGTATCATGAATTTGGATTTATTCATGGAATTGACTATTATGGTTCTTATTTAGGAATTCAAGAAAATTTTAAAATGAACATTATAGATGATATTGAACATTTACAGAGTCATCCTATATTCTTTGAGAGAGCAAATAAAACATATACATTTGATTGTTCTGACAATGCCTATTTTTTTATGAACAAAGGATTGGGATCTCGTGCCAATAAAAATAAAATTAAAATATCCAATTATTTGTTGAATATTAGTATTGAAAATAGAGACGATTTTGATTCTGTATCTGAGGTTCCCGTTGACACTGAACAGGATGTTGAACAAATTTATGAAAGAGAGAGCCGACATTCCAAAACAATATCAACAAATACTTCCAACAATAGTTTGGTTAATTATAGTTCTGAAGAAGACGAAGATGAAGAACACGAAGATGAAGAACACGAAGATGAAGAAGAAGAAGATGAAGAAGACGAAGAGGAAGACGATGAAGAAGAAGACGAAGAGGAGGAAAAATGTATGATTTCAATAAAGAATTTTCCTTGTCAGTTGATTTGTTTAGAGAAATGTGATGGAACTTTGGATGAATTATTTTGTAAAGACGCTATTAATATGGAAATAGGAGCATCCATGTTGTTTCAGGTTATTATGACTTTAATTATGTATCAAAATGTTTTTAATTTTACTCATAATGATTTACATACCAACAATATTATGTATGTCCACACAGATTTAACACATTTGGTCTATCATTATAGAAATAAAACATACAAAGTACCAACTTATGGAAAAATATTCAAAGTCATTGATTTTGGAAGAAGTATTTATGAAACGCCCGCTTTTGGAAATAAAGAAAGTCAAATGTTCTGTAGTGATAGTTTTGCCAAAAATGGTGATGGATTTTCACAATACAATTTTGAACCATTTTACAATCCTTCGAAACCGGTCGTTTTGCCAAACAAAAGTTTTGATTTATGTCGTTTGGCGTGTTCCATCTATGATTTTATTATTGATGATGAATTGTTTTCGAAAATGGATTCTTTTCAACAATTGATTTATACTTGGTGTTTGGATGATTGTGGAAAAAATGTGTTGTATAAAAAATCGGGTGAAGAGAGATATCCCAATTTTAAATTGTATAAAATGATTGCACGAAGTGTTCATAATCATGTTCCTGAAAATCAATTGGATGCTCCTCTGTTCCAAGGATTTTTAATGAATAAAAAAGATAATATTCATGGAAAAAAAGGAGAGAAAATTTATGAAATACATTTGAATCTCTGAAGATTTATACAAAAACCTTTAGGTATACCATACCTAAAAGTTGTTCAAAGGCGCAAGCTTTATGAAAACCTTGGTGATAGTAATTATGTTTTGAAATAATGTGTATTTTTAGAAATTTTATTAATGTTTAGTATTATATAATGGCTCTTTCTTTAAAAAAATTTGATATGAGATCAATTACATTTAAACCCGACGAAAACAAAGGTCCCGTTATTGTTTTGGTTGGTAAGAGAGATACCGGTAAAACCTTTTTGATTCGTGATTTATTGTATCATCATCAAGATATTCCAATTGGAACCGTCATTTCTGGAACGGAAGCCGGAAACGGATTTTATTCCAAAATTGTCCCCAAATTATTCATTCACGAAGAATACAATTCCACTATTATAGAAAATGTATTGCGACGACAAAAATTAATACTGAAACAAGTCAACAAAGAAATTGAATCCTATAAACGTTCCACCACCGATCCTCGAACCTTTGTTATTTTAGACGATTGTTTGTACGACAACACTTGGTCTCGAGACAAATTAATGCGTCTCCTATTTCTTAATGGGAGGCACTGGAAGGTCATGTTAGTCATCAGCATGCAATATCCTTTAGGCATACCACCATTGCTAAGGACAAACATTGACTTTGTTTTTATTTTACGCGAGAACATTTTGAACAATAGAAAACGTATTTGGGAAAATTATGCAAGTATGTTTCCAACTTTGGAGTCATTTTGCTCTGTTATGGATCAAACAACTGAAAATTATGAGTGTTTGGTCATTAATAATAATGCAAAATCCAACAATATTCAAGACCAAATTTTTTGGTACAAGGCGGATAGCAGACCTGACTACAAATTAGGTGCGAAACAATTTTGGGAAATGTCGGCAAATATGGCTGATGAAAGTGATGAAGATGAATTTGACCCAAATGCCGGTAAAAAAAAGAAAAATGGTGGCAATATTGTTGTCAAAAAGACCAAATGGTAACCACTGAACCCCTTTTTGTGAAAATTCGTGTAAAAAAGTTTGTAAAAAAAATTGTATTTATTTACAACCTACTTAAAGACAAGGGGTA